ACTACCTGAACCCGCAGTCAACACAACCGGCTCTTCGTGCCTTTATTGAAGAGTTCTCCAACAACTGCCGGTTCATCCTCACTTGTAACTTCAAGAACAGAATCATTGAACCACTTCATTCTAGATGTGGTGTATATGAATTTGGTTTCTCATCCAAGGCTCAGGCCACTGCATGTGCGGGTCAGTTTATGAAACGTGCTGAGGACATTCTTGAAAAAGAAAATGTTACATATGATAAGAGTACACTTGCCAACCTAATCATGAAGCACATGCCCGACTGGCGTAGAGTGTTAAATGAGTTGCAAAGGTATGGTATTGCCACTGGCCACATTGATGAGAATATTCTCTCAAATCTGGCAGACAGTAACTATGATGACCTGTTCCACTATCTGAAAGAAAAAGATTTCAAAAAGATGCGTAAATGGGTTGCAGACAATATAGATACAGATGCAAGTGCAATTTTTAGAGCCATATATGACCGTATGTCTGATAAGGTTGCACCACAATCAATACCACAAATTGTTTTGATTCTTGCTGATTATCAATATAAAAATGCATTTGTCGCTGACCACGAGTTAAATGTAGTTGCTTGTCTTACGGAGGTAATGGCCAATGTCGAACTTATTTAGACTGTATACACAAAATGACTGCCCATATTGTGTAATGATGAAACGTAAATTGGATGACTGGGGTCTTAAATATGAGACCATTAACATCAGTTATGATACCGATGCAAAACTTTTTTTAAAAGAAAATGGTCATCGTACCGTACCACAACTATATTATGATGACATACATCTAAATAAAGTTGACACAAAAGATTTTACCCGCAGTCTTCTATTCAAGGAGGTACAACTTCATCATGATGGACAGGACTGGGGAGTGGAAAGCTTTGCGTAGTGCTTGGAGATTATGGGCAAGGCATCTTGGTGAAAAGGTTTGTGATAATGATAAGGAGGCAGACATTGTTGCCATTATCAGAACCTTTTGGTGGTTACTTCATGTTGCTGCATGCTTTATGATTATAATACACAATGGTGCTAAACTTGGATGGTGGTTATGAATCCCTTTGAATATCTAAATGCAATTAATACAACTAAAAAAGACATAATGGTAGATGACCTAGCAGAAAAAGCTTACAATTCGTTTATGGTTAATCGGGGTCTGTCATATTTCAATGACACTGTCCTTATGGCTAATGAAATGAACATACATCACACTATAGACAGTCGCCTACAATTTGACTTTCTTATAAATATAGTCAGGAAGAAAAAACGGTTTTCAAAATGGATGAAACCTGAAACCGTAAGTGATGTGGAAGTTGTCAAGGAATATTATGGCTACAGTAATGAAAAAGCCCGCCAAGCCTTGTCCCTTCTCACGCCTGAAAATATAGATGAATTAAAGAAGAAGGTTTACAAAGGTGGAAGAAAATAATATTGTTGAATGGACACCAAGCTCTATGCTTGAAGTTACACTCAATGAACCAGATGATTTTCTAAAGGTTCGTGAAACGTTGACTCGCATTGGTGTTGCATCCCGTAAAGATAAAAAACTATATCAGAGTTGTCATATACTGCACAAACAAGGTAGATACTTTATCGTGCACTTCAAAGAACTCTTTCTATTAGATGGAAAGAAATCTAACCTTGAAGAGAACGACCTTGCACGTCGTAACACCATAGCTCAACTTATGAGTGACTGGGGTTTGGTTACATTGGAAAACACAACCATTGAACCATTGGCTCCTATGAGACAAATTAAGATTATTCCTTTCAAAGAAAAGAATGAATGGGAACTCTGTCCAAAATATAACATAGGTAACAAATGAAACATACAAAGATGAAATCTGCGGATGAGTATGATGCTCTGTCTCGATGGAAGAAGTTATTTCATTGGAGACCAGGTCAGCGAAAAAAGATTAAGAATATTCATAATAAAAGAATTAGAAGAGAAGCTGACCTTTCTCTGCATAGGTTACATACAACAAAATATGAAGATTTATGTATGTAACCCCTTTACTTTAGAAAAAAAGTAATTATATATAGTATTAGGAATGCCGGATGTCCGGGTTCCGTTTTAACCTTGCATAGTCATGGAGGTACATATGACTGGATTAGTTTACCCACGGAGTGGGTTCATCGGTTTCGACCACATCTTCGACCAGCTTGAAAATATTCACAAGCATGCGAAGGATACCTATCCCCCACATAACGTTGTCAAAGATGATGACTTTAAGTTTACACTTGAACTTGCTGTGGCGGGATTCAAAGAAGAACATATTGACATTCAGGTAAAGGATCATGTCCTTACCATTGAAGGTAATCGTCCACAAAGACGAGCACCGGACAAATATGTTCACAAAGGTATCAGTGCAAGAAATTGGAAAAAGTCATTTAGACTGTCGGAATATACCGAAGTTGTTGGTGCAGATCTTGAGGATGGAATATTGACTGTCGACCTAGAAGTCATCCTTCCTAAAGAGAAGCAGCCTCGTAAAATCTTAATCGGTAAAAACGAGGAAACAAAAAATGACAACAATAGCACTAAAGGGCTTTTCAGCCGCAAATCTGATCGTTGATGCGATCATAAACTTTTTTTCAGGTATCGGTAAGGCAGTAATTATGGCACGTGGTGCTGAAGCTAATTACAAAATTGCCGAAGACCTGAGGCACGAATATCCGGATATGAGTGTACCTGCAATTGCAGCTATGCTTAATGATCGTTTACGTAAGGAGGTTTATGGTGATTAATTTTATTAAAAAACTATTTACCCCTAAGGATCCTGTCGAACACTATCTAGCAAATTCACATGATGTGTATGATCTAGAAAACCGTTTGAAAGAACTTCGCCGTAAAGGAATCTGGGTATAATGTGGCCTTACACTAAAGAAGAGGTTGAAGCCTTAAACTAAAATAAATAGAAGGGAGCAGGGGTAACTTTGCTCCTTTATCTTTTGGAGGTAATATGCAAGGAGAAAAACGTACTTGTAAAAGATGTGGTCATGATTGCCACTGTTATCAACCAAGCTGTGAAAAGTGTATTAATGATGTATGCACGCAATGCGATTGCAAATCCGAAATCCCTGATAGTTTTTTTAAGAGGAATTAATGGACGATATAAATGTGCAGTCCCTCGATCCTGCTGAACGAGATTGGGAGTATGATGATGCTGGAACAAGAATATATAAAGTAAAGATGGGTAAACCCTACAAAACACCCTACAATGACGAATACGAAACTTGGAAACAAAGATTCGGCCATGACTGGGAACCTGAAGAAAAATACAAAGGTGAAGAAGAACCTTATTATGTGGATCTACCATAGGAGAATATTGTGAATATAGATCAGCTTAGAGAAGAATTAAAGATTGACGAAGGAGTCAAATATGAAATCTACCTCGACCATCTTGGCCTGCCTACTTTTGGTATCGGTCATCTGGTTCTCGAATCAGATCCAGAGCATGGTGAACCAGTTGGAACAACTGTCTCAGAGGATAGAGTTAATGAATGCTTCGACGCTGATGTTGAAGTCGTGCTTGGAGAGTGCAGGGAACTCTATGAAGACTTCGACAACCTGCCAGAAGAAGCTCAACTAATTATTGCTAACATGATGTTTAATATGGGTCGCCCACGTCTGTCACAATTCAAAGGTATGAAACGTGGTGTAGATGCTCGTGATTGGAATGCTGCAGCAGATGAGATGGTTGATAGTCGTTGGTATCGTCAGGTAACAAATCGTGCAGACAGACTGGTACAAAGGATGCGTGCCCTTGCTTAGTCTCACTGAGTCAGCAAAAGAATATCTAAAGAAAGTCGGACAACCAAATGTATCCCTATCTGTAAAGGGTGGTGGTTGCTCCGGCTTCCAATATGTTTGGGATACCACAGATGAAGAACCTACCATAGATAACCTAGTCATAGATCCTATGGCTGAGATGTTTATCATAGGTTGCACTGTTGACTATGTGAGTGAACTTGGTGGTTCCTATCTCAAAATAATCAATCCAAATGCAACAGCCTCTTGTGGGTGTGGAGAATCTTTTTCAATATAATGGTTTACATTTCCTAGGGAATGTGTTATAATACTATTATGTTGTCGGAGGTTTTATGTCATTTTATACATCAGTAGTTCGCTATTCAAATTACATGCTTTACCGTGGCTATGATAACAACGGTAAAAAGATATTCAAAAAAGAATTTTTCAAACCAACATTCTACATACCAGCTCAAAAAGATACCGGTTGGCGTGGATTGGATGGCACACCTATTGGTGCCGTAGAGTTTGAATCCATGCGTGAAGCCAAAGGTTGGCTCGAGCAATATGATGGAGTCAAAGGCTTTCAGATCTATGGTTCCACCAACTATATCCACCAGTACATCACAGAAAAGTTTCCACGTGACATTGAGTTTGATCGTGACCTAATCAACGTGACAACCATTGACATTGAAACTGCATATGAAAATGGATTCCCTGATCCTAAAGATGCAGACCAAGAGATATTGGCTATTACAATAAAAAATAACATTGATGGTATCTACCACGTTTGGGGTTATGGTGACTTTGACGAGGAAGCATCTCTTATCAAACCGGTCCAATATCGTAAGTGTAAGGACGAGGTAGAACTTCTGGTTGATTTCCTTGACTTCTATTCCAGACAAGATATGATACCAGATGTATTAACCGGTTGGAATGTGCGGTTCTTTGATGTACCATATCTGATTAACCGAGTGTCTCGTATCCTTGGACTGGACATGGTCAAGAAGTTTTCTCCTTGGGGTATGATTGAACATCGTACCGTAAATCGTATGAACCGTAAAGAGGAGACATATGACATCCGTGGTGTACAAACATTGGACTACTTGGAACTATTTCAAAAGTTTGGTTACACATACGGCACACAAGAATCATATAAACTTGATCACATTGCATACGTTGTCCTTGGCGAAAAGAAACTTTCATTTGAGGAATCCGGTTCACTTCGTAATCTATACAAAGATGACTTCCAAAAATACATTGACTATAATATGAAAGACGTGCAACTTGTTGACCGGTTGGAAGACAAGATGGGACTGATTACTCTGGCCATGACCGTGGCATATAAGGGTGGTGTAAACTATCAGGACACTATGGGCACTGTTACAATATGGGAATCAATTATATATCGTAAACTGATATCCCAAAAGAAGGTACCACCAGCATTCTCTGACAACGCAACAAAAACTAACTTTGCTGGTGGTTTCGTCAAGGATGTTCAGGTTGGAATGCATGACTGGGTTGTGTCATTTGACCTGAACTCCTTGTATCCTAACATCATTGTCCAATGGAACATGTCACCTGAAACATTGGTACGTGGTGTGCCTGGCATCAAATCAGGTGTTGATCACTACCTAGGTTACTATGGTTCTGACCTTGATCCATTGCATGAGGCAGTCCGTGCCAAAAACTATGCAGTTGCCACGAATGGTTCTACCTATCGTAAGGATATTGATGGTGTTGTTCCATCCATCATTGTGGATTACTATGATGATCGTAGGTCGGTTAAAAATCAGATGTTGGCCGCCGAACAGGCTTATGTAAAGAACAAGACATATGAACTTGAGAAAGAGATCAATCGACTACATAACCAGCAGATGGCTATTAAAATTTTGATGAACTCTCTTTATGGTGCTCTTGGTAATCAATATTTCAAATACTTTGATCTACAGGTTGCAGAGGCTGTAACACTTACCGGTCAGATGGTTATCCAATGGGCAGAAAAAGCCGTAAATGAAACTATGAACAAGGTGATGAAATCCAATGGAACAGACTATGTTATTGCTATTGATACCGATTCTCTTTATATCAATTTCGGTCCTCTTGTAGAACAGTTGAATCCAAAGAATCCGGTATCATTTCTTGATAAGGTTTGCCAAGAACATTTTGAACCTGTTCTGAAAAAGGCCTATGATGATCTATTCAACAAGATGAATGGACACAAACCACGGATGGAAATGTCACGTGAGGTTATTGCCGACCGTGGAATATGGACTGCCAAAAAACGCTATATACTTAATGTACACAATTCGGAAGGTGTTCAGTATGATGAACCGAAACTTAAGATCATGGGCATTGAGGCCATCAAGTCGTCAACTCCCGAGGTTGTCCGAGCTAAATTCAAGGAGGCATTTCGGATTATCATTTCGGAGACTGAAAAAGATACTCAGAACTTCATACAGGCATTCAAACGTGATTTCAAATCGCTCCCACCCGAGGCCGTGGCTTTTCCGAGGGGCGTCTCGAATATTACAGACTGGAAGGATAGGAAAACTATATACAAGAAAGGTAGCCCTATTCACGTCCGAGGATCCTTGCTATATAACAAACACCTCAAGGACGCTAAACTTACTCAAAGATATGAATTAATTGAAAACGGTAGCCGTATCAAGTTTTGTTACCTCAAACTGCCAAACAAGATTAAGGAAAATGTCATTGCATTTCCTGATCAACTTCCAAAAGAATTACAACTTGATCGCTATATAGATTATGAATTACAATTTGAAAAAACTTTTATAGAACCACTGCGTCACATACTAGATGCAATTGGTTGGACAGTAGAGGAACAACAGACACTGGAGGATTTCTTCGTATGACAAACTTTGAAGCCGTAGGCGAATTTATGAATACATTTGGCCAAGAGGTAAAGACTGACCCTGATTGGCCAGATGAGGACACTCAGAAATTAAGACTTGAATTGATTGCTGAAGAACTAGAGGAGATGTGGGATGCGATTGAAAATAAAGACCTCGTCGGTGTTGCTGACGCTCTTACTGACATTTTGTATGTTACTTATGGTGCTGGTCATGCTTTCGGAATTGACCTAGACAAATGCTTTGCTGAGGTGCAAAGATCCAATATGTCAAAGCTTGGTGAGGATGGTAAACCTATCTATCGTGATGATGGTAAGGTTCTGAAAGGACCAAATTATTCCGAGCCAGACCTAAAAAACATTTTACTTTTTCCAGAGAATGTGATATAATATAGTCATGCTTTATCCAAAATATCCAATTTATATTATTTCAAAGGGTCGATGGGATTCCCGTATGACTCAAAAGACACTTGAAGAACTTAATGTTCCATATCGTATTGTGATTGAACAATCAGAGTATGATAAGTATGCAGAGAATGTACCAGAGGAAAAAATACTTCCACTGCCTACAGACTTCCGTGAGAACCCAAAGTATGCCATCCCAGATGATAACTCTGGTTTGATTGGTGGTTCTATTCCGGTTCGTAATTTCTGTTGGGAACATTCCATCAGTGAAGGTCATAAACGACATTGGGTGCTTGATGATAACATGCGACACATATATCGTCTGAATCGTAACCTAAAAACTCGTATGACAACTGGTTCATCGTTCAGACTACTAGAAGATTTTACTGATCGATATGAAAATGTTAGACTATCTGGTATGAACTATGCATTCTTTGCACCAGCCACTGTAAAGAAACCACCATATTATACCAACACTAGAATCTACTCTTGTATTCTAATTGATAACTCAATTAAACATCGGTGGCGTGGACGATTTAATGAGGACACAGATTTATCATTACGTGTTCTCAAGGATGGCGACTGCACGATGTTATTCAACAACTTCCTTGTTGGTAAGGCTGCAACCATGACCATGAAAGGTGGTAACACTGAAACAGTCTACAACGTGGATGAAACTGGTGACAGAACAAAACGTGGTGGTGAGGATTTTGATAATCGTAGAGAATTTGCTGATTCGTTGGTTGCACAACACCCTGATGTTGTCAAAGTTGCATTCAAATGGGGTCGTTGGCACCACGATGTAAATTATTCTGTCTTTGTCCAGAAACCACGGAAAAAGCCAGGTCTAAATATACCTAAAGGTATTAATGAACACGGAATGGTTCTTAAACCAATATCGCCAGAGGAACACGATTCGGAAGGAGAAGAATATGGCGACTAATAAACTCAATGTTGATACAGCATCACGTAACCTGTTTATCCTAGCTGGTCAGGAGGATGAACGCACACCTTATGATTGGGATGATATGCCAGAATTTGTACAAGAAGAAAATGAAGCCTTTGCCAAGATCACTGTTCGGATCCGTAGTCAAGAGGACCTGGATAAGTTCATTGAACTGATGGACCAAAACATCACACCAAAAACAAAGTCAATTTGGTATCCGGCATTGGATCGTAACCGTAACTCACTTTTACGTTGGATGGATGAGGAATAGGTTTACAATTCCAACTGGATGTGATATAATACTATTATGCAAATATCAGGTACAATCTTTAAATCTTTGTTTGACAACAAAACTCAAGGCAGGTTTGATCTAGCAAACTTTGATGCTTTTGAACGAGTACTCTATGAACTATCAGAGGTTAAACGTAAGGATAAAAAAGATGCATCATTGATGTCACCAGCCACATACCTACCGGACACCACTCGTAAAAATGATAATGTTGTTGAGTGGGGTAGGTGGTGCTGTGTTGATATTGATGACTATACACCTGAAGGTAAACTTGAGGATGACCTACTTAACAGATTTGGTACATATAGGTTTGTGTGTTATTCCACTGCAAGTAGTACAATTGATCAACCAAAGTTCAGACTTGTGTTTCCACTTACAACCACGGTTGACCGAGACAAGATTAAACACTTTTGGTTTGCTCTTAATACAGAACTAGGTGACCTTGCAGATAAACAGACTAAAGATCTATCCAGGATGTATTACATCCCTGCAACGTATGCTGGTGCACATAATTTTATCTTCAGCAACAAGGATGGTGATAATATTGATCCGGCTGAATTGATGTTCAAACATGAATACCATCAGAAGTCTAATCTTAATAATTTCTTTGACAGACTACCTGAAGCTATCCAGGAACAAATTATTGAACATCGTAAATCAAAACTTGACAACACTAATATAAATTGGACATCATACAGGGATTGTCCATTCTTTCCTAAAAAACTAGAGGCAGAGTATCGCCTCATAAATAACACTGGCTGGTACCATAAGATGTATCAGATAATGGTTGCAATTGCTGGTAATGCAATAAAAAGAGATTATCCAATTACTGCTGCAGAGATCTCTAAGATGTGTAGGGAACTTGATATGGAAACAGGTAATTGGTATGAAAGCCGACCATTGGATAAAGAGGCCGATAGAGCTCTCGAATATGTCTACAAAAATATGTAATTTTTTTTAATTTTTTTGTAAAAAACACTTTACATTGTACTAGAAGTATGATATAATAGTAGTGTAAATGACAGAGGAGCTAAAAATGTCAAAATTCGGAATCAACTTTGTAAGTGCACAGGATGCAGGTTTAACTCTTACCATTGAAACTGCTGAAGGTGAAATCCAACGTCGTGCAAAAGATGCACAGGATGTTGCAGATTGGATCAAAGAATTTGGCCTTGCTTCGGCATGTTATTTCTCATCAACTATGGACTTTGCTTCAGAGGAAGGTTTTGCAGATGATGACGGTGCAGTTAAATTGTTTGACCGAGGTGTAGCCCTTGTAAGTGAGGCTGCATAAAAATACCCCTATAACGCATTTACGGACAAAATTAGAGTTAATCTATGGCGTTGTAAATGAGTTAAAAATTATCAAGGAGATAAACATGAATACCAGATTACTAAATTTTTCAAAAAAGACAATTTCCATCTTAGAATGGTACATCGAGGATAGCACAAAAACTGATTGTAACCCAATTGGTCAAAGACTTTCTCGAGATGTACCATTTGAATTTATTACAAAAGATTCCAAATCAAAATCACAAGGAATTATAGAGGCTATTATTTTTAGTGGTATTGATATTGGCACCATTATTATCCATAAACCAACACCCTTATATCCATCTGCGTATGAATATGAAAGCATTGATGGTGGTCACCGCAAAAGAGCCATAATTGCTTTTATGCGAAATGAATTTATGTTAAGTGATGGGAGATATTATAAAGATCTTTCTGATGTCGAAAGAAAATATTTCCAAAACTATAAACTATCATTTACCATATACACAGATTTGGAACCAGCTGATGTTGGGTTTATCTTTAGAACCTGTAATAATACTACACCAGTAAATCATATGGAAATGCTTAATTCATATGGTAGTATTCCTATTGCTAATTTTATTAGAGAAACTGTCCGCGAGGTTCCAGCTCATTGGGATACATCTTACAATCTAAATCCTTTATTTGAATTAAACAAAAAAGGTAATTATATTAATCTATCAATTGATAATAAAGGATTGAAAGTGGATGAACAATTTGCACGGCATGTCTGTCTTTATTGGAAAAATGAAGGCTTGGGTGCTACAACAAATAAAGATCTACAGAGAATGTATCAGAGTAATCCATCATCCGATGAGGTTAACAAGCTTGAAAAGCAACTAAAGCCAAGTCTGGATTTTATTCATAAGATGGTAAAATGCCATAAAAGATATAATGGCAATGCATTACCAAAAAGAGAATATAATCTTTTTGCTCGACTTTATCTTTACATGGAACAAACATATGGTAAATTTAGTATTCCAGATGATAAGATTGAATCTCTTTGGAAAGTCATTAATAGTTATATTAGGGAAATGACTAAAAATCCTAAGGATAGAAAAAAACTTCTAAATGAGGTATCACCTTTCAATCAACAAAAACTTGTTGCTGATCAGGCTCTTACATGTCTTACAGAATATGATTCCGAGGAACATGTACAATATACCTTAAATGTTCTTTTTGAACTTGGATTTAATCCTGAAGATTATATTCTTGTAAAAGATACAAAAAGAATGTTTTCATTAGAAGACAGACAAGCCAAATTGGCGGAACAAGGATATATTTGTGCAGTTGATGGTGAGCCTCTTACAATGGATGATGCCCAAGGTGATCATATTGTACCACACTCCAAAGGTGGTAAAACTGAATATTCAAATTTGGCTATGATTAGAACCAAATGGAATCAACTTAAAGGTGCACAACCTATTACCTTAGATGAATTTAAGTTGCAGGTTGGCTATTAAATTCGCTATATAATATCATAAGGAGAAATGATATGAAAAATATTGCAATCATCGGTCACGGATATGTTGGTAAAGCCGTAGACTATGGATTTACTACCAACGAAGTAAAAAAGATTCTCATTGATCCGGCACTATACGACAATAGTGTTAGTGATCTACGAGGTACACGAATTGATGCATCGTTTGTTTGTGTTCCTACCCCTATGGGTAAGGATGGTTCTATTGATGCATCCATTGTTATCCAAACAGTAAAGGAACTAGCATCAATCACACAAGGTATGATTATCATTAAGTCCACTGT